AGGAATGCTGACCAGAGTCGTGCTGTTCTGGACATATTGTCTGACGGGTGTCCGTAGTCCATTCCACGATCTTGTATTGTTGCTTTGGCTTCATTAAGGAACTCACTTGCATTCACACTCTCACCTTTTCTTTTGATTCGTAGTAATCCCGGACAGCTTTACGTCCTTTGAGATACCCTATCCTTATGCCGACAATACGGCCAACATGGAAATACAGCACAGCCATTGCAATCATGACCAGAAAATCGCCTAATGATGGATCGAACATTATGAGCGCTCCTTACAGATGGTGCACTCCCATTGGACTTGACCATTTTTACCAAGGCCACGAACTACGCGATACTTACATTTGTGAATCGTTCCTACTGTTGCCATTTTTGCTCCCTTGTCGATTGGTTGGTTCGACGGGATAATCTTCTCAGATCGCTAAGCTAGGTCAAGCATTTTTTGATAACGAAATGGTAACAATTCTGAGTCATCCATGTGGTCATCGATGTCCCGATCTAGGTCGTTATCTAGGTCGTCCATAGCGACGCCCGTGGACTTGGAATGTCCCATCCTTTTCGATGTAGATGAGATCGACTTGAACGTTCTTTCCATTCTCTGTGACGATAGCGAAGGCTTGTTGCCAGTTAGGCGTTGAGACGTATTTAGCGGCCTTTAAGTCCATTGCGTGTCCTACTTCGACTCCATGGAGAACTCGTCTTAAAACCCCGTTAGAAGCCTCAGAATGGGCACTTCTACCAGCCCTATGAGTGTGTCCCATGATGACGTTCTGGCCGTGACGCTTGGCTTGGTTAAGAGCTGAAAGTCCGGGGTTTGGATTCAGACTGCCTAAATCACCATGGATAGCAATCCAACCTTTAGCGATAGGCATTGGGGTCGTCCAGAACTTGACTCCCATTTCATCAAGTTTTAGGAACTTCTCGAACTTCAATTCTGGCAAGGATAGGAATGCTGGGATCTTCTTCATGATGACTTTGTACAATCGATCCGTATGATTGGAACGCACCATGTGTGCTTCCTTAGAATACTCGAAGAGAGACCACAAGACATCGACTGTGCGATCGCGATCCTCAGCTAGTGTCTGTTCGTACCAGCCTGGGGTATTTTCTGTCCATCGGCTGATCTGTGGGAGATCGATTTCATCTCCGATAGTAAGGACAGCATCGGGGCGAAACGCCTTAATAAATAGACTGAGATTGCGTACAACATGTGAATCTTCGTAGGGACATTGCAGGTCTGGAATGACTACGGTTCGTTTCATTAATCCTCATCGTCGTCTTCGTAAGGTAGGCGATCCACTCGGTCGGGGATCGATGGCATAAGCCAATCAGGGTAAGCATCTCGGTCAGTAATAATCGCCAGACATAGATCAACGGCAAAACCTGCTCGCCTGAGACTCTTATAGAACTCATGCATGCAGATAGCGTATTGATCGAGCTGTGAGTAAGTATCGAGATCGATGACTTTCTTTCGTGCCATGGTAAAAATTATCGCTCTAAAAGGATGTTATAAATCTCATCGACACGCGAATTAAGTCGCTTAATTTCCGACAGTAGATGCGTGATTACATAACCTGCAAGCCCACCGATTACGGCAAGGCTGGCAAAGTAAAGAGTGAAGAAGTTCTCTTGGGTCATTTCTTCTTTTCGACAGTATCGACTGCCGCCTCAAGAGAGTCTACTATGATCTCGCCAATAGCTTTCTTAGCTCGATAAGACTTGATCGCCTGACGAATTACAGGAATTGCAATAAGTCCTAGTGTTGCGTAGATAATTGCTTCCATTATTCTATCTCCGTATCTGGGATGTCGATTTCTTCAACGATGTTGTTATTTGGCTTGGATGGATCATAGCCGCCAATGCCGTAGGTAATTTGTTTCATTATGCGATCCTAAATTGAGTTCTAGCAGGAAGAACTGAACTCACAACAGACCCAGAAAAAGTTGGTAACGCGCCAGAAACACCACTATTTATTTGATAAGAAGTATTGTAGTTAGCGATCAGTTGAGAAGTTGAGGGTACGGGCGACCAATCGCCACCAGAGTTGACGTAAGATCGCATTTGTGGAGATGTAGAACCACCTTGCCAGACACCTGCAATATAATATAAACCGGTGTTTAAAGTTTGTGAAACTGTAATTGTTTTTAGGCCAGTTGTTGAGGTATCAACCGTTCCTGCATCGAGTAGAACTGTCGTAGGAACGCCATTTGAGTCCGCATTGTAAATGCCTACACGCCAAGTCGTAGAAGCATTGGCTACAGTACACTCGACACCTAAACGATCAATCGTGATTGATTCTTGAATAAAAAGAGGATAAAGATAAAGTCTGTTCAATGTATAGGCCGAGCTGCTTATAGTTGCGCCGTTCTTTGCATCATACCAATTTGCAGAAAGATATTTAACTCGCCAATGCGTAGCGTATTTTAACAATCGAGCATCTGCTAAATCATAAGCAGTCTTGACCGCAGCGGGAGTCGCAGCTGTCGTCGTCGATGTCGAGGATACTGAGTCGGTAAGTTGCAACGCTCCAGCGGCCGAAGTAGTACCAGCCGATATTGAAAGATTGGCAGCACTAGAAGTTCCAGCGTTAGTTAGTGGAGCATTGACTGTGACTACGCCAGATGGGCCTTGCGCTCCAGTATCTCCAGTATCGCCTTTAGCACCAGTCGCGCCCGTTGCTCCAGTATCACCCTTGTCGCCCTTGTCGCCTTTAAGTCCAGTTGAACCAATTGGGCCTTGTGCGCCTTGCGCTCCGGGGTTTCCTTGAGTGCCTTGTAAACCTTGTGGGCCTTGTTCGCCCTGAGGTCCCTGTGGGCCTGCTGGTCCCTGTGGACCCGGTGGGCCACCTGCGTCGCCCTTATCTCCCTTTTCGCCTTTAGGACCGGGGAATAGGTTATTAGAGCTGATCGTTACGCGACCCATTACTTACCACCTAACATCGGGATATTAAAGAACGAACCATCTGTATCGCCCGTCTTAGTGAAAGAAACATGGAGATGATGATTGTGCGGATTAGATCCCTTGTAAGGTCTCCAACGCCAGCCCAAGCGAGACGATGCAATTCGCCCAGAGAAGATGATGTAAGCAATTCGCTTCTCTCCAGCCTTGGCCGCGAGTCGAATCTGATCTGCAATATCTGGCATGAGGTCGGGCTTGCCTGACTTATGGACATCTCGATCGACATCGATGGCTCTAACAATTCCAGTTTCTCGATCAGGATTGTGGTCACTAGGACGCGCTGAATGACGGAGATCGCCGATCCAACCATCGGAACGCCTATCACGATCAGGGAAGGAGTCATCGAACTGTTCGCGTAACTGTTGCCCAGCCTTGCATAAAACTGGCTTCATCCAATAATGGCTTTCGCTTCATCTTCTGTAAGTCCAAGCGCAGCAAGTTTGCCAATTGCAGATGCTTTAAGATCGACCTTAGCGGTCTTTTCAGCTTCAATTTCTGATTTTACTAATTCCCAAAGATCGTCAAGTGTTTTCTTTGATGGCTTAGGGGTTTCTGAAATCCAGTTAAGGCCAGAATAATTGTCTCCGTCGAGCGTCCATTCTGTCCCTTTGTATTTGACTGTTAAAATAGTTGCATAATCAATCATGCGAGTATCTCCATTACTGTAATCGTTGAAGCTGAGCGACCATTAGATCCATCGTTGTTATCCACGCCTGAACGATTTACGTAAGCAGTTCCCTGATGAATGTAAGCCTGAGCTTGATAAGTAACCGCACTCGTTGTTGCAGGTGAATCGAGATAAACCATCGTCACTGGCATGTTTGTTGATGCGATTGCTTGACCACCTGATCCGTCTCGGCGAACCCAATGGACCGTTCCCCGACGACTGCCAGCAGTGTCTCCCACGTAAGTTGTGCTGTTTCCGCCAGTCAATTGGAAAAATGCAGCGTCACCGTCTGTGTTTGATACTCCAGCAGCTAGTGAGACAATAATTAAAACTTTACTTGTGGATAGTGAAGGGGTAATCGATCGGCTTAATCCTGTAATTGAGACGGCGCTTGTTGATGTCGTCGAAAATGTATCAGTCTTCAAGGTTGATAGAACCTGAGCAACTTTTCCGACGTTGGGGGTTGCCCATGAAAAATCGAGGTCTGTACCCGATGCCTTAGCCAATACTTGTCCTGTCGTTCCGCCCTTAAGATCAATTAAAGCCGTGTCGATATCTTGACCAAGTGCCGCAATAGCGGTAGCGCCATCCTTTACTAGGTCTGTGGACTGGGGAATATCCCATCCAAAGTTAGTTGTTGTTGTTGCCATTACGCTACTACTCCAATCGCATTTAGCCAGGTTAGGCTTGTGTTAAGGGTATTCCATGTTTCTGCTGCGCTTACCTGTTCCCATTTTACCGCAACTTGGGAGAAGTTCACAGGAGAAGCGTTGAAAGTCACGGTAAGATTATTAAGGCTTGCTTTGAACGTCCAGCCTTCGATGTAGCCCTGAAACGACCCGTTGGAAATGTTAGGCGGTAGATTCTGAATCCAGACGGGCTGGCCAAGGAAAATGTTAATTAAGGCGTCGCGGTCTGAATTGTCGATTTCAGGGTTGCCTAATACGAAAGTAAAGCTTTGAAACTTTGGATAAGGATTGGCTC